GTTTGTCAATCTATACATTGTATAATAATGCAAATTACCATTAACATCTTCTATTTTATTAGGAAGGGGGTCGATAGTAGCATGAGCAGTACAGCTAGATAATATAAGCACCCAAATTGTAATTACAAATAATACTCTAAAAATGACCATTATTAATTCTCTGCGCATCAATATATAATTTATTAAAATCCATAGCTACACTATCCATTTCAACATGAATTGTTTTAATCAATGAATCTACTTCAAACATATCCCTTGCTAACTCTTCTTTTGTTTTACCAATTCTTATATCTTCACAAGTAATAAACAATAATACAGATAAAGCCGCTATTACATAAGCCACGATCATTCCCTTTATAAATGGTGGTAATAGTTTTATTTTAAATTTTTCCATTACGCATTAT